ACCACCAATTCCATAACATGCACCCCATGCTCTAATATCTGTCCATTTACATTCATAATCAAACTCTCTATCATTAGAAATATCTATTGTAGTTGAGTAAACTTGATTAAAAGCAACGGGTCCTGCATTATTCGTTTTAGGATTATAAACCAATCTTAAACGACCTCGATGATATTCTGAACAAACTACTTTAAAATGAAACTTAATGCTACCTTGCCATGCCTCAAAAGGACATGATGCAAATGCAATAGCAGTAGAATGAGTTTCAACAACTGGAAATGCTGCCAATTTATCTACACAAAAAGGTTGCACAGCCATTGAAGCCAATAAAGTATCAGTAGTAGCTGATTCAGGCCAATCAAATTGGCGCCAAAATGTCATTCGAGATGCAATGGAATGAATAGTTAGTTCATCAGCACCACCAAGACCCATGGTTCTAGTATCAACAGATAATTCATTTTTAGAATCAAGTGATAATTTGTGAACTGTCTCAGGTGCGTCCGAATTTGCTAAATTTCCAGCATAACGTGGAACATAAGGTTGAATATCAGATAAAACTGCTGGTCGTGAATAACCAAACAAACGTGCAATGCTACCAAGTTTAGAAGCCACCATACTGGTGGCCTTGGCATATGGTGCAACATAGGGAATCATAGCAAGAGCATCTGCTGCTTTAGCAACAGCTGATGCTGGTTTACTAATCAACCCATCATGTTTAAATTCATCACCCCGCATAGTATTACTACTCTTCATAGGCGACTTCTTAGCTTTTGCTTGGTGTTCAAATGGTTTAGGAAAACCAAATTCGTCAAGTTCGACTTTAGAAGAAGTATCTGATTGTGCTTCAACAGTAGTAGGAATAAGAAGGGAAACATCTTCTGCCCATGCAAATATGGAAACAGTAATAGGGTCTGTTCCTCCATTTGCATGTCGCAAAACATCAAAATCATGAATCTTACATTCACCCATTTGATCTTCCCATCCAGCCGTTGTAATATCTAAATAATTCTCAGGCCAGATAAAAGGTAAACACATATGTCCTCCTTCAGATGAACAAGGATCAATTAATATGTGTGGTTTATTTGATGCAGCTATAAGGTCTTGAATGAAAAATGCTCGGTTAACAGTGACTTGATCATTAGCAAGATAAGGATTATAAGATAACATTGCCCTTCCATAATAAAAGGAGTTACCATTAATCAAAACTTTCATACATAATCTGCACCGTAAATTCCTAAATCTATTTATCTTTTCAAGAACATCAGGATTCCCAAAATAATCTGACCAGGGATTAAAACTTTGAAATAATTGTGATCCTGGCGTCCATTGATATTGTTGAATTTTAACTGGTCTCGACAAAAATTCTCCAAGTCCTGCGTCGTCGAATCCGCTAAGCTTAGACGTCTCATCTGGAGTTGCCGCAACATCATATGTCCACGGTGTATCTCCATCAACAAAATGAACATTTTCAGATGTTGTATTTTGAGGAGCCTTAGCTGTCATAAAACTTGGGCCATCATTAGCTGATGACGGGCTATTATTATTATTAACATCAGTAAGCGTATTTAAATAATACCAAAAGAATGCTGCTTAACATATCTAATGGCAATAATGTTTTGTTGGATGACGAATCCTCTGGTAAATACCAGTATACCACGAGGGGTATGTCGTAATGTACAAAGCTGTTCATGTATTATGTAAACATATAAAATATAATATCATGCAGTAATCCATATATACATTCCTATTTTCAACTCTAGTTATACAATCCCGAATAGGTCCGGAATGGATGTGTTTAACGTCTGCCCAAGACAATGTGAATCATTTAAGATTCAAAATGTTTGCGTTTAAACTGAGCTAAACGCA